TAGTCCTTGTAGATATGAGGCATTATTAATAGGCTCTTCTTGCTTGACTTCACCAGTCTGAACTTCTATAAGCTTCTCAATAAAGTGTTTAGCCTTCTGTAAGTCTTGGACACCATTCTTCTTTTGCCATCGAGCTAAATACTTGACAGCAGTGCCATCAAAGTAGCCTAGACCCCAAGAGTTAATAGCATCCCAAGGCTCTATGTCCATCTTATAGTGTTCACCTCCTACTTGTATATCATTTGCACTCATAATTCTTCTCCTATTCTTTTGATAATTCTTTTAACTTTTTTAACAGGTTATTTAATGGCTCAAGCTTCAATGCTCTACAGCAAGAGATAAAGATAGGATGAAACTCTCGACCACTATCAGACTCTTCTACAACATCTAGGTAGTCACTAAACAACTCACTGACTGCTTCCTTCAGTTCCTTGTGTTCCTTTTCCAATTTTGTATAAGTCATACTCATTTCCTAACAATTTAATACAACGATTAAGTGATGATAGTAATCTCAATAGTAACTCAGTATCATCATTTTGTGGTGTACAACTCATCAATAAAGCTCTCAGCCCTTGCTGATGAGACTTCAATACATCTAGTGCTACTGCATTTCTATTCATGTTTCATCCTCATATTTGGTCTTAGCTATGATGTAATCTTTGACTAAACTACTACGAACAATGTCATCAACCGTAAACTCAAATCTGCTAAAAGCTTTCATCTTGTCTGCAATTGCTAGGAACTTCGGTAAACCTGTCTTATCTGTACTTTTCTTGAGATCTGTCTGACGTACATCACCACAGAAGATAATCTTACTAGCTGAGCCCACACGGGTAATAATTGTGTCTAATTCCTCAAAACTCATGTTCTGAAACTCATCAATTAGAAGGATACTGCTGCTAAAGGTAGTCCCTCGGATAAAACTGGTGGACATAAAATCTACATAGTCTTGCTCATACAAACGCTGCCAAGCATCACTACGTCTGAACAACTCTGAAGTGATCTGTTTGTATGGTTGGATATAGATGTCCATCTTCTCATCAGCGTTACCAGGTAAGTGTCCCATGTCTCGACTCTGTACAGCAGACCTAATGATCACTACTTGCTCAAAAGGGTTACTCTTATCCATAACCTCTTCAAGAGCTCTATACAAGGCTATGTAAGACTTACCAGTACCAGCCACACCATGTAGACACATGAAATAGTCACCACGTCTATAAGCGTCAAAGAAGTCTTTCTGTTTAGCTGTCTTAGGACTCACAGTAATCATATCATCTAACTTGAGTTTAAGACTGTTACTACGTCTCTCTGGAGTACGTGGTTGGGCTTCTGGGATATTGTGACCTACATTAGGCTTCTTACGTGTAACCATTTTGATACCTATTAAAAAGGAATAGAGGGGTCTAAGTCATAAGGATAAGACTTAGGAAACAACCAATCTTGGATTAATTTACGCTCTTCAGGAGTCTTAAAAGGGAACTCCCAGCGGTCCATAGTGATTCCTGAAGGGTGTAGTTTATTTAACTGTGTCATCAATTGGTTCCTCATCTTGTAAGTAGTCCAGACGAGATTCTATCATAAACTCAGCATCCATTAGAGCATCTTCTGGTGCATTACCACCCATCAAAGAAGCAGCTGCATAATAGTCAAACAGTGTCATACCTTCAAATCGAAAGGTTTTCTCATCTACAGCACCACCTGTTAAAGTAGGGAAAGCTGGCCCACCAGTTAACTTCATATCCATCTTGGTACTCCTTAGTTGTTAGTATACCGTTTAGAGGGCATTAGAACCCCCTAGAATCGATTTAAATGTAAAGGTAAGGGGTAAGTCTACCCCCACCCTTAAAACCTCTTAAACAGTCTTATAATGCTTCTTAGTATTTCGGTTCAAAACATATCGTGCATACCGTTGATTCGTTGTTGGGTGATTCTTAAAGTGAGTCACGATGTCATGCCCAGCATCTCGGAGTTCTTGGATACGCTTAGTCAAGCATTGTACCGAGTAATCCATCAAGGCTTCACGCAAGGTGATAGAACCTGTACGTTTCATGTGGTCTAATATCAATTGATTTTGGCTCATTTGGTTTCCTTTAACCATTCGTCAGGGATAGTCTTATCTGCATAAGGTATACCTAGTTTATCACAATAACTACCATAAGTGGTACTGCTTTGTTTAGAAATCTTAGTCTTAGAGTTACTAAAGACCATCCTTAAGTCAATCTCAGGGTACTGCTGCTTAACCATAGCAATCTTTTGTCTATCAGCAGTAACCCACCTGCCCTTGATCTCTATGACTATCCCTGAGTTCTCTAGGACTATATCAGGAGTGTACTTACGTCTCTTCTCTGGCTGTGTGTACTGGAGGGGCTCCTCATACTTGTAGGGTATACCCTTAGCCGTGAGTTCTTGACAGATAACGTCTTCAAGTCCACTCCTGATTCCATGCTTAAGCAAGACCTCAGACTGTCTCAACTTCCCTTTAGAAGTCGATGGTGTCTTCCTCGTCTTCCTCGGCTGCACTAGTCTCCTCCTGCTTAACATTTTCAGCTACATACCCACCCTCTTCTTTACCGAATGGGCTGCTATTGTACTCTACCAACTCAATGATCTGGACAGCATTGAGATATAAGGTTACACCCATCTTACCTGCTATTGACCAAGGATTAATACCTGTGCCTACCTTAATGATAGAGCCACCACTTACATTTAGCTCACCCTTTACGGCTACACCTTGGCTATCAACAACCATAGGCTTATTCTTAGACTTAAAGTTTAAGACTACGTTACCGTCTTCATCTGTCTTCCAAGGCATCAAGGCTTTGTCTAACTTACCTTTACCATACTCTTCTACAAAGACATCCTTGACCTTCTCTTGGAAGTCTTTAGCTTCTGCTGGACTTAAAATTAAGCCTGTCTGGTAAACACCTTCTGGGTTAAATCGGGTGTCTGGTTTAAACAGTTTAGGCCATGAAGCTTTACCTTTGGGGCTGACTGCTTTGATTACTTTACTCATATGTTTCCTCGTAATAGTTAACTACATCATCAATAACCTGGTAACCGTCAATCATACGGTCTTCCATGTTTTCCATAATATACCCAGACTCCATAAGAGTCATAGCTACATCTAATGGAATCCTACAACCTTCTGCCACTAGCATCTCAGTGACATCTAGTAATCGTTTACTCATCACAACTCCTTTTATGCAAAAGCATAGTGAGACTTCATTACTTCATTAAGATTAAGTGTACCCTTTTCTGGGGGCGGTGTCAACTTAGTTTTACTTTTGTTGCTTAAAACAGACATAGCATACATATATATCACCATAAATGGGTCATTATGTTTGTATAAGTCTATGAATTGCTCCTTGACTATCTTAGAGAACTCCTCCATGTCTGAGGGGAGACACCCAAAGGAGTCATGAATCAATAAAAAGTTATCAATACCTAATGCCTTAGATTCTAGGACTACAAGCATTAAATGACTAGCATCGTAGGCATGAACAAAATTAGGTGCTATCGTGGTTCTCTGTTTCGATGCCTTAAGTTGGTCTGTGAAGCCTAGCATTAACTTTGTTCTTACTCTTCTCTTGTTTATAGTTATGTCTAACCTCTTCTCAATAGCTGTGAAATACTCATTGACCACTGGAAAGCCTAGTGGTGTGTTCCAAATGACTGGTTTGTTTTCCTTAGCTAACAGCCCAGCTACAGATTGAAGCCACTCCATGCCCTCTAGTGCCTTCTCTACAGTCATCCTGAGAGCTATGTCTAACTTGTTAGCCATGTAACTTGAAGCTTTACCTGGGCTCTCAAAGGGATGCTTATCTAACTGTCCAGTGTCTACCTGAGCTTTATACTTTGACATAAAGTCTTCCATTAACTGATCAGTCCAGCCAAACTTCTTTGATCCGTAACATAAGGTCATAGTGGCTCTCTTAGTAACCTTACGGTCAATCTTGTGAGACAACCACTCCTGAGCTATAGGATCATCCTTGTCATCAATAACTAATTGATTAACAATCTCTGCAACATCTCTGTAGACATCTTGAGGTTTGTCTGATGGTAATAAGTTAACTGACTTACCACCTTCCTCATCCCTAAGCATTGCTGAGTAGTGCTGGAGTCCTGAGCAGCTCCCATCAATCGCTATGGGTAAATGGCAGACGTATGCAGCACCCACATCAACAAACCTAGCCAGCTCCCGACAAGCACTAAGA